TATGAGCATGACGGCGACCCGTGGACCGAGGACGCCCGCGCTATGAGGGAAATGGACATAGACGATTACGCCAAAGACGGCAGGCTCACCAACGCCCGCGCCGCCTTGGCCGCAGCAAAGGAGACACCACATGAATGACCCACGAATCGAAGCCGCGACGAAAGAAGAATGGGCCGAGCGATGCTTTTGGGTAGAGGCTCAACGTGACGCCCAAGCAGCCACGATCAAGGCGCTGGTGGAGGCGTTGAGATTGGCTGACGCAGCAATGTCAGGCGCTAATATGAACATTGCGGTTGTGGAGCGTAAGGTTCGCGCCGCCCTAGCCGCAGCGGAGGAGACGACATGACGATCCAGAGAGGCATGTGGGCCACGCACAACGACGTCATCCCGATCCAAGACATGATCGACGAACACTTGCTGAACGCATACAAGACTTGCGTTCGGCACAGGAACTACGACAAGTCGGAGGAGCTTATGAAAGAAATTGAACACCGCAACATTGACGGGAGATTGATTTGACAAAGCGCACCGAAATTCTGACCGAGGCCGACAATCTAATCAACGGCGAACGGCAGAAAGACTACGGCACGCCGCGAGAAAACTTTGGCGTCATTGCTAAAATGTGGTCTGCATATCTCGGTTACGAAGTATCGCCGTCGGATGTTTGTCACCTTATGGCCCTTCTAAAGATCGCTAGGCTGCGTAACGGTCCACATGTGGACAGCAGCGTTGACGCTTGCGGCTATATGGCTCTGGGCGGCGAGCTGGGTGACGAAGGCTTCTAAAGCCCGATCTTCACGCGGCTGACCTCGCCCGAATCATCATCAAAGGTGATCGCCTGCATCTGCGACCGCGCGGTGTAGGCGTTATCCTTTGCATATCGGTCCCGCTTTGTTACCGCCCGGAGTTGCTCCCATTGGACCCCGCCGATGTCGGCAGACTTGAGATGGTGCAGGTGGCCGGTGTAATAAAACCTGTGCCGCGTTTCGCCCCAAAGCGCTGGAAATTCATCCGCCAACGCCATCACAAGCCGCTCCGGTTTTGCCTTGTCGCCGTGGTGGGCCGCAATCAAGCATTTGCCATGCTGGTAAACAAAGAACTCGCCTTCATCGCGCTGCACATCAATTCGTGAATAATTGCGGTAACGCTCGGCCAGCGAATAAAGCACAATCAAATAAGCGTCGCGGTCGTGGTTGCCGCGCAGGACCGAAACAACAACTTTGCTGTGATGCAGCAATGCAATCTCGACGCACCGAGCGATGCCTTCAATCATCGCAAGGGCTGTTTCTTCAATGGTCGCCAATACGTCCAGCGCGTGTTTGCTGGCGGGCGTCGCGTTTTCGTTGTCGTTGTGATGCAGCATGTCACCAAGCACCAGCACCACGCCCGTTCCGGATCGCGGCGACCGGCTTACACAGTCCCGCATCCCGCCGACAAGGCGTTCGACGGTGCCTTGCAGCGTCTGTGCGTCCGTTCTCAGCCCCGCGTGGATATCTGGCATGGGATACAGCGTCAGCAAGCTAGAAACGGCGTCTGTGGGGGCTTCTATCGGTTCTGGCGGTGGTAGACCGCCAAGCGCCATCTTGATGCGCTCTGCGCTATCCTCAATCCCGATTGTTTGGGCTTTTGGCATTGAGAATTGAACGCTGGCGTTTTTGGTTTTGAGCCATCCGCCGCGCACCCGTGCCGGATCTTCTATGCCAACCTCGTCGAGCGCGCTTGCAACGCCAGGATCAAGCTCAATTTTTGTTTTCGCCCGATTGTAAGCATCATAAATTGTACTGTAATTTTTGCCCAACGCCCGCGCCGCAGCGCGGATTGAGCCATGCGTTTGTACCGCGTCATAGGCTTCTTGCTGGCCTTGCGAGACTTCACGCATCTTGACAGCCTGCGTCTATCGCGCCGATCAGCGTCGCGCCGGTCCGCTGCGATAGCGGGCCGCCATCCGTGTATAAAGCCGCCGCATGATCCGTGCGTAAGGCAGCCGAGCCATCACAGATCGCCGTTCCGCTTGTACTTACCGCGCGCATGCAGCCAGCGCTGAACGTCAGCGTCAGAAGGGCCAGCGGCAGCATCCATGCGCTTGCGCGCTTCGATGTATTCGTTGTGGTCCTGCAATTTATTTGCATCATCCGCATCCTTTCGACCTTTGGTGTAGAGAAACGCCGTCACAAGCCCAACGAGCGCCGCCACGATGCCAGAAAGGTAAGCCCTCATGTGGTCCAGCCCTTGCGGATTGCGATGGCGTAGGCACCCTCTACAGCGGCCCCCACAACAGCGCCAACCGCCAAAGCAAGATCCGGCTCAATCATCGCGGCGTCAGGGGCGGCGAACATGCCATAGGTCACAAGCGCGCTCGCGATGTAGCGCGCAATAATGCGGGATACCGGGCCGATCATGTTTTTTTCCACTTCGCAAAGATCCGAGCCAGCGCGTCCCATATTGTCGGCTTTGGCTTTGGTGACCGCATTGCGTTCAGCTTTAACCGCACCCTTTCACGCAAAAGCCCGCCGACCGCCTCCGGATGCCCCGGCTGCGTCATTCCAGGCAACCATGTCACGTCCCACTTTCCGCGCTGCGTGACCTTGAGCGTGCCTTCGACTTCGGCATGTGTCAGAACCGTCCACGGGAATACTTCGATGCCGTACCGGATACACAAGTCGGCGACAAGATTCACCATCTCGTCAATCTGGATCTTGGTGATCGGGTATTTGCCAGCGATGAAGGGCCGCTCTGTGGCCCCGTGCATCGCGGCAAACGATACGCCAATCGAACCGGTGTTCAGGCCGCGTGTGTGGGGGGCGTAGTCAGTCGCCGTGCTTTCGTTGTCTTCGGGCTTATATCGGCCCGCCACGACGTTGCCGTTGCCCTCAACGATGAAATGGTAGTGATGCTTGTCTAGCGCGCTGGCGGTGTTGGTGCCTGCGGTCCAGTGAATGATGATCCGTTTCATTTTTCCCCCTTTGTCATGATGCTGTCTATTCGTCCGTTGATAGTCTGCAACATTTGGAGGATCTGATCAAGCTGGGCCGCCGTGGCCTCGCGCTCCTCTTTTCGCGCCACATCTCGGGCCATGGCCTCGGCCCGCAGGACCGCAATGTCGGTCGCGTGCAGGCTTTGCGTCTTGTGCAGCATCCATAGCCACACGACCGCCGGGACGATCAGATATTGCATCACCGCATCGACAAGGGGCAGCGTCTCATCCATTTTGTAAAATCCTTACAGCCAAACCCGTGATGGTGTTTCGGGGCTTGTGCCATTGGTTAGGTCAATCGCTTCAGTGACTTCCCTAAAAGTGTCATTGAGCAGGCGGATATTGATGTGCCACCCATCTAACGGTGCTTGCTCAGGGTACTCGTTGCCGTCTGCATCGGTCAGGATGTTGCCCGTGGGCTTGCTTATAATCCCAATAATGTCGATGGCGTAGTCAGCACAACTTAGAAGCATGTAGGGGTCACACACGTTGATAACAGTTTCTTCCCCTGTTTCGTCGTCAACAAGCGTTTCTGTGTCTTGATGATAGAAGGGTGCCAGCACCGTAGGCATATCAGCCTCAGATGCAAGCTTGATGTAGAAGTCTGTCTTGGGAGGGGTTTCTTCCATATTAAATCTCCATCGGGATTGACTGTAAGCCCATCGCACCAATGGCAGTTCTGCCTTCCAGCCCAAGAATTGCCGTGATTTGGTTGGGGTTGCATGTAGGAGCTACTGTGCCATTATCTTGCCATAAGAACACAAGACTTTGGGCCTGTGCAGCTTTGGTCATGTCAATTATCTCCTCGGTATCCCATTCAGGTCTGACCAAAGCACTTTCAGACGCCGATACGAACCCGCCAGACACGTCAAGACTTGCAGCAGTATACAGGTTACCTTGTGTATCCTTCAATGAGGGGTTTTTATATGTGTTCCCATCTGCTTCAGAATATCCCAACACCATTGCGAAATGGTTCGCGTCTACAATGTGCTGGGCTGGTACTGCGATTGTCAGCCTCATAATACCACCCCTGTTTTGTCAGAAATGTATACTTCTATTTGCTCAATCGTGTTTGCCTCAAGGTTAGCACCAAAGCGAAGAATCAGGCCGTAAACATTACCATCAAATGGGAAGTCGCCGTTAACCCGCCTGCCAATGTAGAGCGACTGGCTGGAGTAGTCACCAATCCCCACATTGTCAGTCTCCGTTACGACAGATTGGTTCAGCCTAATGGTTGTAATATCCCCTAGAATATCCCCTATTCCCGAAATCACATGGGAGATTGGAGAAACACCTGACGCAATTGTGACTAAAACTCGGTTTGTTCCTCGGTTGCTAAAGGCATACCCAAAAGATGGGTTGTAAAAAACACCTATAGTACCGTTCGTGTTGGCACTTGTTGGCCCCGTTTCCGCAAGCATAGCCGTAGCATCGCTTAACCTTCGCGCTCCAACAAACATCTGAGATTTATCAATATCAGGGGTGATATCGGATGTGACCATGAAGTCATCAACGCCGTCGAACTCCAGCCAATGTAGAGTTCCGTCTGTTTGATATGTCGGCCGTGCGGATATTGTTGCTTGCGTGGCGTGGTTACCATTACCGCTTTTATCATTTATGCGCGCTACAGTTTGACCTGAAGCAGTAACGGGGATTGTCCCTGCGGTGTCTTGAAATAAAGTGTTCAAATCAGCCGGATCATACCAAGCACCCTCCTCGCCAGATGCAAACAACTGGAGGATAGGGAAACTTTCAACAATAACTGGAGAGCTTGCCTCCGCTATGCCTTCATCTGTCAGATCATCAGCCCACACACGGAACAGCTTGATTGTACCCATGAAGTCAAAGCCGACCTCCATATCCGTAGCGGACAGGTCAGGAAGTGCCGTAGGTGTGGTGTTTGCCGTGAGTGCTGTACCATCGACTGCACCATTGATAAACGTAGAGCCGTGGCGGGATGCGATGTTGAACGGGACGTTGATGCCGGGGGAGTAATAGTTGTCTGTAGAAGCACTGCTATCAACAGTACCAGAAAGTGCCTGCCGCGTCCTGTAATAGCCGGATGCAGCGCCAATAGTGCCGACGAACCCGTCTATATAATTGCTGGTATTTAACTCCCAATCGTAAAACACAACTTCAAAAGCTGCATCAGTATCAGCATAAGTCATCGTCCCTTCCATTTGGATAGAGACTGCGAGGGGGTTCCAAGGCAAGTTAGCCGCAGGGATTGTCATAGCATCCGCAGCGCGTGTGACTGTAGCGCCTGCTGTGGGGATGTAGGATGATGGGGTGGAGCCTGCTTCAA